TCTCAGCGGTTTACTGACGACGTAATGAAACGAGGATTGAGCCAGAGCGCCGCCTTGAAAGAGGCCGCTGCGATCGATAACCCCAAACTTCGCGAGGCAACAGAGGCTCGTATTGATCGCATGTTCAATTTAAAGCATGAGGCCGAAAAGGAATATCAAGAAAGCCTTTATGCAAATGCTGTAAAACAAATCAATGAGACTGGATCAATGGACGGGATTAGCGAAAAACTAATCGCCAGCATGAAACCAGAAACAATCAATGCGGTTAAATCATACACAGATAGAAATCCAGTTCGCGACAATGGAGCAATTTATTACAAGCTGCGAACTATGGCTGAAAACAAAGCAACAAGAGATGCGTTTGTTAGTCACGACTTTTTAAAGGAAAAACCTAATTTATCTAAAGAGCATTTTGAGGAGTTAATAAAACTTAGAGATGATCTTAAATCAGGCAAAAAAGATGCCGAGAAAAAGCTTGATGGTTTTCTTTCAGACACTCAAACAGTTGAGGATCAGTTTCGCCAGGCCACTGGCCAGGATGCAACAGAAAAAAATGAATCTTATTTAAAATATAGAACTGCAATCGATCAAGAGGCAGAACGAATTAAACGCGAACAGGATCGTCCATTTCTTTCAAACGAGGAACTCAGAAATATTTCAAAAAATTATTTGACTGAGATGATCGTTAAAGAGGGAATGATTTGGGATACGAAAAAACGCAAATATGATATTGGTCTTGATGATGTTCCAGAAAGCGACGTTCAACAGATTAAGTCTGCACTTAAAAATGCTGGCGTTCCTGTTAACGATAAAAACGTTTTAAATTATTTTATCAAGCACAAAGAAAAAACTGCTAAAAAGAAAGCCGAACAATAATGGAAATTGATCAAGAGATAATTAACGAGATGAGCGCAGGAACCGATCAGTCGGTTAAACAATCAACTTTTGTTGCGGCTGAAAAGAATCCAGACCAACACGCAAAGGTTTTATCTCTTGCCGAAAAGTTTGGTGCTAAGTCTGATTTCGTAGAACAAAACTATGATGTCATAGCAAAACAAAACGAGCGCAATGAAATCAGTCAAAAGGTTGATGTTGCCTCGCCAGTTCTAAAAAACTTTATTTCAAATCCAGATTACGCTGCGGTATCAAAAGATGATCTTGATGTTCTAAAAAATATTGAGGACATCCACGATCAATACAATTTTGCAAACCAGGCCATTGCATCCGTTGGCGTTGGTGCATCGTCAATTATGTCTGGCATCACCAAATTGCCCGCATTGAGCGCGAACATCGCAATTAAAAACGTGAACGATTGGCGTGAATTATTCGGTCAAAAAAAATTAGATTATCAAGCATATCAGAATCAATATTCAAATTTCTGGGACGAGGCCGTGCATAATTATGCAAAAGATGCTCCGACTGCATCTGAGTCCTGGTTAAAAGAATCATACGAAAATAAAAACTTTGCAAAAGCTGGTGAAATTTTCGCTTTACAATTTATCCAGAACGCACCTCAGACAATTGGTTTGCTGGCGGCGGCGGCGTCCGGCGCTGGTATTCCAGCACTGTTCGCAGTTGGCAGTATCACGGCAGCAAATAAAGCTGGTGAGCTTGAGGCTGGCGGTACAGAGCTTGGCAAGGCCACGCAGGTCGGCGTGATTAATGGTGGTATAGAGGCGGCATTTGAATCGCTTGGTACATTGATGCCATTAAAGCAATGGGAAAACGCCATTGCAAAAGAATTTGGAAAACAGTCTGGCAAAGAGTTCCTTTTTAATTTTGGTAAAACAATGGCCCACACAATGGGTGTTAATTTTACAGAAGAGGCAGCTACGTCTGTCGCTCAAGATTTTACCGATTATGCGTCTGGTGTAAACCCGGATGCAATGAAAGGATCGTTTGGTCGCGCGATTGAGGCCGGCGGTCTTGGTGCTGCAACAGGTGGCGCCTTGGTTATGCCGACAGGTATTGCTGCTGGAATTACAAAACGTTCGCAAATCAAACAGGCTGAGATCAATCAGAAAATTTATGAATCAATTGGCCAGGGAACTATCGACTCAAAACTTGCAGAGCGACTACCGAAAGCTCACGCTGAATATTTAAAGCAAGTTGTTAAAGATGGACCAGTTCAAAATATTTACATGAACGTTGAGGGATTTTCTCAGTATTTTCAAAGTAAAAATATTAACCCGAACGAGATGGCAAACGAACTTGGCATTACGGATTCGTTTAATGTGGCGATTGAAACTGGCGCTGATATTCAAATTCCAACAGAAGTCATGGCTGAAAAACTTGCCAAGACCGAACATTATGATGGTTTAAAAGAACACGTTAAGTTTGGTCCTGATCAGATGTCTGCATACGATGTTAAAATTGCAGAGGCTGAATCGAAACGCGCTCTGGAAATTGAAAATGAAAATGCGCGCTCTGGAAAAACCGAAGAAGAAATTACGACTGTCGAAGAGTCTGCAAAAGAGGTCGGTAAAAATGTTGAGCAGCAATTAAAAGAAGTCGGTTACACTCCAAAACAAGCCAAGGCTCAAGCTAAATTGTACGAGCAATTTTTTGCGACTCAGGCGTTAAAGTCTGGTCAGAATCCTTTGGAATTATTTAATCGTTATGGTTTGAACATTCAGAACGTTAATACAGAATCGTCTGTTAATGAAAACATTGATACGACTGAATATTTTCAAGCATCACCACAATCTAAAAAACTTGGAATAAAATTTTCAGCAACTAAAATAAATAATAAAATATCCGTTAATCCACTGGAAACCGTTTCTGTTTCCGCAGAGCTTGTTGATTCCGAGGCTGGCAAAACAGCCGTTGTTGATTCTTTAAAAACAGATTTAAAATATCCAGGTGTGTCGCTTGATGCGATTAAATCATTGGAGTACGCGGCGGCTCGAAATGGCGCCACATCAATGAGCGTTAGCGCAAAAAGACTTAATTTAAAATTAAACGACAAGGTTATTCAAAACTATGCAGACGCTGGTTTCACCATGTCGGTCAAAGATGGCGAGGCTTTTTTTGTTAAAAAGCTATATCCAGTTATGACTTATAATCAAGCTATTAGTCCGCTTGGTTTTTATTCTAAACTCGTTCAAACCATCGAACAAAAAATGGCAAACACGCAGGACGTGAAATCGTTGAAAGCGATGTTGTCAGATATTAAGCCAGAAGAAATGAAATGGCTTGGTCTTGATGAGTTTTTAAAAGGTAAAGAAAAAGTTACCAAGACTGAGGTTTTAGATTATTTAAAAACTAATGATTTGCAATTAGAAGAGATTGAACTTAGCGAGCGCGATGGCTCTCTAAAAGAGGGCGATACTGTTTACACTATTTTCAGTGAAGACGGCGAGGGCGGCGACACTTATTACAGCAGAGCGGCGGCTGAACGTGCTGCTAGATCAGAGTACGATGGACAGGATTACTCAATTCAAGAAATGGAGTGGGATGGCCAAACAACGATTGTTGACGCTGATCAACAGTTTGAGTCGTCTGGCCTGCCTGAGTACAAACAATACACTTTACCTGGCGGTGAAAACTATCGCGAAGTTTTAATTACGATGCCGCCAAGTTTTGTTAAAAACGATACTCCAAATTTTTTATCATGGGCCAAACAACAAGGTTTTTCTATCGAGCAGGCAACCAAAGACTGGAATAATGAGGGTGATTTATACCAGGAATATATTGATGTTTTGGAACGAGAGCAGACTACTCGTCGTAGTTTTTCATCATCTCATTTTGGCGGCAAAAAAGACATCCTAGCATTTACGCGCTTAAAAGATCGCATCGATACTGACGGGAAAAAAGTTTTATTCGTTGAAGAAATTCAGTCCGACTGGCATCAAACTGGTCGCAAAAAAGGTTATAAAATAAACCCACGAGATGAACGTGTTTTGCTTGCAGAGGCTAAAAAATTAAGAAAAGAGCGCGATGAATTTTTAAAAGGATCTGAAACAGACACTCTTGATGAAACATTTACTGAGGATTTGTTTAAGTTATCAGACGAAGAGTTTTACAAAAAATATCCTATTAATCCAAAAATTCAAGAAATTGATAACAGAATTAATGAAATAGAACGAGAGTTAAGACCAGGAAAGCCAAAAGAAATTTTAAAATTAAATAAGGACGATGTTAGTGTTGAGGAAATTAGCTTTAGCTACATAGTAAAACCTACAGACGAAAACCTGAGAATATTTGATTCCACATCTCAGGAAATAAAAGTTGGCAAGGGTATTGTTGGCAGTTCTGATGCCGCTAAAGATTACGCTTTAAAAATGTATAATGAGACGATTGACAAAAAGAATCGTCGAGCATCAGATGATTTTTTAGAAAAATCAAGATCAGCAGTCCCTGACGCTCCGTTTAGAAAAACATGGCACGAGATGGTGTTTCGCCGCATCCTGCGAATGGCGGCTGAGGGTGGTTATGACAAGGTGGCTTGGACCACTGGCGAGCAGCAAAATGAACGTTTTAAGTTAAGTAAACATATTGATAGAATTATTTTAAGCGATAATTCAAAGCTTTCAACAAATGGAGCAAAAGATGGCTACCATTTAAAAGCCACTGACAAGTCAGGAAATCTTGTTGTTGATAAATTTGTAAAAGATCAAGATGAACTTTCAGATTATATTGGCAAAGAAGCAGCTGAAAAAATATTAAGACCAGAGTATAAATCTGAAAAATACAAATCTGGTGCTGTTCATATTTTAGAAAACGCAGATCTTGAAATCGGCGGAACTGGAATGAAAGGATTTTACGACAAGATCCTTGTCGATTACGCGAAAAAGTTTGGAAAAAAATTTGATGCTAAAGTTGGTGAGATAGAGATTGGTACGCCAGATACTCGCGCGCTAAGAGGCGACAAGTCTGCTGAAAAATTTCCACAACAGCAAAAAGTTCACTCAATGGAAATCAGCGATAAGCTACGCGAGACTGCATTAAATGAAGGTTTCCAATTGTTCCAACAAAATCGTGGATCGATTACGTTTGGAAACAATAGAAAATTTAATATTAATTTATTTAAATCAAAAGATGAATCTACGTTCCTGCATGAGACAGGGCATTTTTTCCTTGAGGTTATGAAGGATGTGGCCGCAAGTGAGGGTGCAAGCGATCAGGTTAAACAAGATTATCAAGCGGCTCTGGATTGGCTTGGCGCTAAACAAGGCGAGTCGCTGACAACAGAACAGCACGAAAAGTTTGCTCGTGGATTTGAAAAATATTTGTATGATGGCAGCGCGCCTAGTGATGCTTTAAGAAAAGCTTTTCACGCTTTCAGGCAGTGGTTAATTGCGGTTTATCAAAACGCGATCAATTTAAATGTTGATGTGTCACCAGAAATGAAAGCTGTGTTTGATCGTATGCTTGCGGCTGATGAGCAAATCGATGCGGCTATTGAAACAATTGGCGCCAAGAATTTATTTGATGATCCTACGAAAATAGGGATGACTGACGAGGAGGCTTTGGAATATTTAAACGCCACAGCTTTTGCGCGCGAGGATGCTCGTGATCGTTTGCAGGCTGAGCTGATGAAAGATTTAATTCGTCGCAAAGATGCCGCTTACAAAAAACGTTACGATGAAATTTACAAAGAACAAATGGACGTGGCGAAAGAGATGCCAGAGTTCAAGGCGATCGAAGCAATTCAAGGCGAGTTTAAATTACAGAAAGATGTGATCGATAATCAGTACGCTGTGTTTAAAGGTTTCTTGCCGAATCGCTCGACAACAGCCGTTGGTTTTGCGCCAGATTTTGTTGCTGGTTTATTTGGTTTTGAAAATGGTCAGGCAATGTTGCAAGCGATTGCACCTCTACGTCGAGGCATCAATGATTACGTTGAAAGCCAAACAGTAACGCGCATAAAGCAGGAATTTCCTGAGTTACTTGAAAGTCCTGAGTTAACTGAGGAGGCGATCAAGCAAGCGCACACCGCCAAGTACAAACGTTTAAAGCGTATGGAAATGGAATACTTGTTAAAGAACGATCAAAAAGTCGTGAAGAATGTTGCGGCCAAACTGATTCGACGTATGCCTACTGATGAGGTTGTTAAAAAGCAGTCAAGAGAAATCATTTCCAAGATTAAGGTCGCGGACTTGAAACCGCATCTCTATCGTTCGGCTGAAAAGAGATACGCGCTTGAGGCCTCAAAACAATTTAAAAAGGGTGAATTTGGTTTGGCATTTGAGGCCAAACGTAAAGAGTATTTAAATTTTGAACTTTACAAAACTGCAGCTGAGGCAAAAGACGACGTTAAGAAATCTATTAAGGATTTTAAAAAGCTTTTCAGATCTGACGAAAAAGTGGCGCAGTCTCGTGACGTTGATTTAGTGAACGCGGCTCGTGCAATCCTGGCTGATTATGGAATTACAAAATCTGAAAAAACAGCTGAGGAATATTTGGCATCGATGAAAGAGTACGATCCAGAATCATACACCGTTGTTAATGGATTGGTTCAGGCAGCCACCGAAAATAAAGGTCCTTATCAACAAATACCTTTTGAGGATTTTGTTGATATGTCCGAGGCAGTCATGGCTATTTATGATCTGGCTAAATCTAGAAAAGAAATCGAAATCGATGGCCAGCGCAGAGATGTTGACGAGGTCATTGGTGAATTGAACGCACAGATCGCATCGATCACACCAAAGGATAAAAAAGCTTACAATAAAACCGTTGATGATTACGGCATGATGAAAGAAAAATTGCTTGGTGCTAAGGCCAGTCTGGTTCGGGCTGAGCACTGGGCTAAAGCGATGGACGTAAAAGACAACGGCGTGTTTTTTAGATATGTGTTTCGTCCAATCTCTGATGCGACAACAGTTTATCGATTGAAGAAAAATGAAGTTTTAAAACAGTACGAATCTATTTTAAGAAAGTACGAAAAAAATCTCACAAAACAATCGATCGTCGCAAACGAGCTTTCAGCTGGCGGCGTTCCATTTATGTTTAAAAATAAAACCGAATTAATGATGGCGATTTTACATTCTGGGAATGAATCAAATTTGCGTAAATTATTATTAGGTCGCGGATGGGGAACACTGAACACTGACGGCTCTGTCAACAGAACGTCGTGGGATGCGTTCATGCAAAGAATGTACGACGAAAACGTCGTTACAAAAAATGACATGGACATGGCTCAGGAAATTTGGAACTTGTTAGAGTCAATCAAGCCTGACGCACAAAAAGCTCACAAGCAAATGTTTGGCTATTATTTTAACGAGATCACGGCAGATAAAATTGTTACTCCATTTGGTGAATATGCTGGCGGTTACATTCCAGCCAAAACCGATATGTACACAGTCGAGGATTCAGCGATTAGAAAAGAAAAAGAAGAGTTTGAAAACAACAATAACTCTTTTCAATTCCCAACGACTGGTCGCGGTTTTACGAAGTCGCGTGTTGAAAATTACACTGCAGCTCTGTCGCTAGATATGAACATGCTCGGATCGCACATCGATGGCGTGATGAGATTTTCTTATATCGAGCCACGAGTTAAAGAGGTTTCTAAAGTCGTTTTAAATAAAGGATTTAGAAATCAGCTGTTTGAATTAGATACCAACATTGCAAAAGATATGTTGGTTCCTTGGCTGCAGAGAGCGGCTCAACAGAAAATGATTCTGCCAGCAAATGACGGCATTGGTAGAATGACTGACTCGGTAGCGCGCGTGCTGCGAAAAAACGTAGCTATGCAGATCATGTTTGGTGGCGTAACAAATACGTTGCAACAGTTTACAGGCATGGTTGTTGCGATGAGCAAGGTTAAGCCGAAATATATTCGCAATGGTTTGTGGAATTACGTCACAAATAATAAGGCCACTGTTGATTCAATCATGACTAAATCAGACTGGATGAAATCAACTCAAGGATCAAACATCTATGACATTCACAATTCAATTAACGAAATCATTTTAAATCCAACAACGTTTGAAAAGTTTAAAACGTTTTCGTCTAAGCATACTTATTTCCTGCAGTCAGCTGCTCAGAATGTTGTAAACAATGTTGTTTGGTCTGGAGCTTACGAGCAATCGATTGAGCAAGGCATGACCGAGCGTGATGCAGTTAAAGCTGCAGACTCTGCCGTTAGAACAACTCAAGGAACGAATAACCCTGAGGATGTTTCTAGATTTGAACAGGGCACAGCCACAGAATTATTATTCAAACAGTTCGTTGGATATTTTAACATGCTGGCAAATTTAAATGCGAGCGAGTTAATTAGAATCCAGCGAGACATGGGATTAAAAAAAGGCGCTGGCAAAGCGTTTTATTTATACCTAACTGCGTTCATGATACCGGCGGTTTTATCAGACGTTATCGTTCGCGCGATGTCTGGAAAATTCGACGAGGATGATGATGACGAATATTTAGATGACATGATGACATCGTTTTTTGGATCACAATTTAAAACACTTGCGGCGACAGTTCCTTACGTTGGCCAGCTTGGTGTGGCGGCGTACAATAAATACGTCACAAAATCACCTGCCGATGATCGTTTGAGTTTATCGCCAGTGATCAGCGTTATTGAATCAACAATTACATCGCCAATTGATTTATATAAGCAAGCATCAGAGGGTAATGATGTTCGTAAGAAAACAGTAAAAGACACTCTGCAGATGATGGGTGTGTTTACTGGATTACCGACTGGTCCAATTGGAAAACCAGTGGGTTATCTAATGGATGTTAAGTCGGGTGATGCAAGACCTACTGGACCAGTGGATTTCACGCGCGGTTTAGTGACTGGACGAAATGGAAAATAAATAGTTAAACTTTAATTAACAAGGGGATTAAATGAGTATTTCAAGCACAAACAGTCGTAACAATTACACTGGAAATAACAGCACTGACACATATAATTATACGTTCAGGATTTTAGATCAGGATGATTTGCTTGTAACAGTCCGTGATTTGAGTGACGTTGAGACAACACTGGCCATCACCACTGATTATACGGTGACGGGTGTTGGTTCTCTTAGCGGCGGCACGATTGTTTTAACTGGTGGAAATTTAGCGACAGGTTACATCTTATCAATTCGTCGCGTTGTTCCTTTAGTTCAAGAAACTGACATCAGAAATCAGGGTGCGTTTTATCCAGAGATTCACGAGGATCAATTTGATCGTCAGGTTATGATGGCTCAGCAGCAGCAAGATGAGGTTGATCGCTCGGTTAAGCTTGCCGAAACAATTGATCCAAATGATTTCGACACTCGCTTGCCAGCGTCAATTGTTGGATCAGTAAATCAAACCGTAATGACAAATGCGACTGGTGATGGATTTGAACCAGGACCAACTGCAAATGAAGTTGCAAACGCTCAGAGTTATGCGACGGCAGCAGGTGCAAGCGCCACGGCTGCGGCGGCGAGTGAAACAGCAGCGGCTCTTTCCGCATCTCAAGCGGCAGCTTCTGCGTCTGCATCTCAATGGAATGACGTTCAATATTTAACATCAGCAAGCTCGCCGTTTACTGTTACGGATTTGATGGCTGGAACTCTTTTTGAAGTCGATGCTTCTGGCGGAGCTGTTACAATTAATTTACCAGCAATTTCTGGATTAACATTGGGTGGCGCTTGGTCAATTGGTATTAAAAAAACTGACTCATCATCTAACGCTGTAACGGCTGTTAGAAATGGAACAGATACAATTGATGGTGCAACATCAAAAGCAACATCTCGACAATATGGCGGTTTTGTTTTAGTTCCAGATATTGATCCATCACCAGACAAGTGGACATCAATTTCGTTTGGAGAGGTGCCAATCGCTGGGGCTATTGTTGGAACAACTGACTCGCAAACTTTGACGAATAAGACTTTAACATCACCCACCGTAAATACTCCGAGTATTTCGGCACCATCGATTACAAGCCAAGCGACGTTTACTGATCAATCCACGCCGTCAACACCATCGTCAGGATTTAAAGCGTTTTACGGAAAAACTGATGGTTTATACTTATTAACCTCTGGTGGAACTGAACGCAGAGTTGCTTTATCTCGTGCGCCGACTATCCAGGTATTTACATCTGGAACTGCGCAAACATATACAACGCCATCTGGTTGTACGATGATCCGAGTTAGAATGTGCGGTGGTGGCGGTGGTGCAGGTGCGCCTGACTCTGGAACATCTGCTGGTGGAACAGGTGGAACAACATCTTTTGGTTCGTCGCTATTAAGTGCGCCTGGTGGTTTTGGATCGCCAGGTGGGCCTGGTGGCTTGGGTGGCGATGGCGGTGGCGCTGCAACAATTAATTCACCAGCTATCGGGCAAGGCTATCCTGGTGAATTTGGCGATAATGGCTCTTATACTGCTGACTCAATCGGTGGCAGCGGTGGGCGCTCAATTTTATTTGGCGGTCGCGGTCGCGGCGGTTCTCGCGGTTTAAATGGTGGCGATGCTCTTGCTAACTCCGGCGGCGGCGGTGGTGGTGGTGGTGGTTTTACTGCGCTGGCAAGCTCTGGCGGTGGTGGTGGTGCTACATCTTTAGAGGCTTATATTTTTGGTCCATCAGCAAGTTATACTTATACGGTCGGCGCGGCTGGAACAAAAGGATCTACCGGTGGATCTGGTATCGCCTCTGGTAACTCGGCGGCTGGGATTATTATTGTTGAGGAGTTTTACTGGTAATGGAAAAAGAATTTGTAATCCAAGTTGCTGGAATAATTATTGGAGGGCTAGGAACAATTTTCTTAGCTCTGTTTATTTGGGGATTAAAGGCGCTAATCAGCTCGGTTCTTGATGCAACAACAGAATTAAAGGTTATTAAGGAACAACTTAAAACTTTAGTTGAGGACACAAAGTCTATTCCAAAAATGAAAGAGGACATTAACGCTCTACACGGAAAGGTCCGTGGTCTAGATAACAAGAACTAAACTTGCATTTAATATGGATTTGTTCACCATTAAATGATGGATGCAGCATTGGCCATTATTAAAAAATTTGAGGGCTTGCGTTTAAAATCATACCTCTGCCCTGCTGGTGTTTGGACAATTGGTTACGGATCAACAAGAATAAACAATAGAGACGTAATTGAAGGCGACACTTGTACGGCAGAAGAGGCTGAGCAAATGCTGATTGAAACTGTTTCGCGGCTAAAGTTTTCTGTTCGTCGAATGGTTAAGCGTGAATTAAAGCAGCATGAATACGACGCTCTGATAAGTCTCGCGTACAACATTGGTCTTGGAAATTTTCAAAAATCAACACTGCTTGTTTTAATAAACGCATCAGCGCCGCCGCAAATTATTGCTATGGAATTTCCTCGTTGGAATAAATCAAAAGGTAAAGTATTGGCTGGTCTAATCGCGCGTCGCAAAGAGGAACAGGATTTATATTTGTATGGAACAAGAGAGTCATAAGCAGGCGCTACTGTTGGCGTTTGTTCTTTTAATTTTTGTGACATGGGTGGTTTGGTTTTGAGAAAATTTAATTCAAGAAAATTAATGATAACAATTTTTTCAATGTGCATGTGCATGTACTCGTTGTCATTGGTTAAGGAATTAAAATATAATTACTTGGAAACGGTTGTGATAATTCCAACCATTATCGGCGCAATCGCCGTGATGTGCGCGGCTTATGTTACAGGTCAGGCGAAAGTAGACATAAACCAAAATATGGGGAAAAAAGATGAGTGAGCTAATTAGCATGATTATTTTGTTGTTTGCTGGTGGATTAAGTTCTTTCCTTTATATGAAAAAAAAGGGTGCAGAACAGGTTCAAAAAGATCAGAATAAAATTAACAACAAACGCGAAGAGGTTGTCAGTGAAACAAATAAAATGTCTGATGCTGAGCTTGATGATAACATCACACGCAAACTCGGCGATATTAAGTACATCGAAAGAAAATAAATTCTGCTACACTCGCGAGCAAGCTGAAAAAATAAACTATTGTCTTGAGATGCAAAAGGTTTATGAAGAAATTCAACTGACTCGATTAAACAGTCCTGAATTAAACCCACCGCCACAATTAGAATTTTGGGATACCGATCTTGGCAAGGTTTTAATTTTTGCTGCTGGCGTGGGTGTTGGCGCAGCCGTTACCGTGTCATTTAAATAAAGCAAGGATGCTGGGTAACGGCTCAAGGACGAGCCTCTTATTTCTGGACTTAAGAAAAATAAAAACAAACCGAAATAAATATTGTGAGATTTGTACCCTCACAATCACGCAATCTCGCAGGGCCACGCGAGTCCTCCGTGGTCCTGCCTCCCTTATTGTTTCGGTGTAAATATTTGCATGGCCTCGCCGTCACAAGTTACCATGAGCAAGCGAATCTGTTTCGCCATACGCCAAGCGCATTTATAGGTGACGCCGAGTTGACGCTCTAGTTCTTTAGCCGCGACTCCATTCTTGCTTTGGCTCATTAGGAATATCGCATGAAACCAAAGTGTTAATGGCGTAGGTGACTTGTGGAATATCGTCCCTTCGGTCGGATAGACTTGGTGCCCACAAGCGCAAGCATATGAGCGGCGTCCTTCGACCGGAACCCAAGCGTTTCGATCACACTTGGGACATGACAACCCCTTCGGGTAGAGGTTTTTAAAAATGAACGCCAAGCAAGTCTTGTCGTCGGGGAAGTCTTGGCGGAAGTTTTTGATTGAGTATTTCATCGACTCTTCCAAATTAATTGGTCAACAGTTATTAGGCCAGGACCGTATCGGTTTTCGGCATGGTATCTAATCTCTGCGGCATGGTTCGTAAGCGCAAGATATTCCCTAACAGTTTTGTTATTTGCGTATGTCGTATCCCGACCTCGCATCATTTCAGACGGCTTGACATCTCCTAACCCTTGCTCCACTAGCTTAGTTAAGGCTTTGTCGATTTTGGCATGGGTTCTCTGGTACTCCCTAACCAAGGCTTTATCTGTTAGTGAGGAAAGAGGCTTGCTCATTAGATAGCCTCCATTTTAACGATGTCCCAGTTCAAAGCCATTGCGCGAAGTTTAGCATCGGCTTCGGTTTTAATTTCCTCGTCCCATTCCGAGACTTTCGTAACCCATTTACGGCCTTCTTTTACTTGGTACGATTTTTTGAAAGTTACTTTGAGCATTTCGCCCTCCTATCAACAAGTTAAATACAGTATAGCCTATCTTTTACTTGTCGTCAAGGGATAATTACATAAAATATAAACTCTATAAATACATTCAGTATAGCCAAGCACTGGGCAACCAGCGTTTCCGTTTGATTTTGTTAACGTAACTTTAAACGTACCGCCGCCGCTGTTATTTGACGTTGCCTCATAATTAAATTCAGCGCCACATGATGGAATTGTGCCCGTGCAATTTGAATTCATGTTGTATTCTGCGCCAAGAGAATTAAGCCATGATCTCTGATAAAATCCATTGCATGTCTTTGTAACTATAGGTGTTACGTTATCGACTGCAGTCGCCGTTTTTGTGCTCGAATCCTGAGCGCATGACATCATTGAAAAAATAAAAATAATTAGTATTGACTTGTTCATGAATAACAAGGTAACACAATGTCACACATCGGTGCAACATTTAAATTAATGAAAGGATCATTTTGAAAAAAACGATACCAAAAGGACAGGGTTTGTCTCGTCATATTAAAGATAAGAGTCCGTTAAAGCACACAAGCTTACGTCTCAATAAAAAACATTGTGAGCGATTTGAGGCTATGGGTGTAAACCTAGCGTCTTGGATTCGTGAAAAAATGGATCAGGCTTTAAGAGAGATCGACAGTGGAAAATAAAATTTTAATCGTACCAGAGTCAAAAGATCACTGGCTCAAACTGAGACACCAGAATGTTAACTCAACAGAGGTTAGCTGTTTGTATGGCGCCAATCCGTATCAGACTGAATTTGAATTGTATCACCACAAACGCAGTGAGGATTATGTTTCAATTGAAGAGTCTGAACCTATGAAATGGGGATCTCGATTACAGGATGCGATCGCTTATGGCGTGGCTGCAGACCAGGGCTGGAAAAATCCACGACCTATGAAAGAGTACATCTATTTGAGCGACGTTCGCTTAGGTTCGTCGTTTGACTTTGAGGTTAACGATAACGAGATCCTTGAGATTAAGAACGTCAGTGAGCGCGTGTACGGCAAATCATGGTCCGAGGACGAGGCGCCACCACACATCGAGCTGCAGGTTCAGGTTCAAATGCTGGTGAGTGGAAAGCATAAAGCCTACATTTGTGCATTAGTTGGCGGCAACAGTGTAAAAATTATAGAGCGTAAGTTTATGCCATCGGTTGGTGAATCGATCTTAAAAAAAGTTACGCATTTCTGGTCGCGAACAGACGAACCAAAGATTGATTTTGAGCGTGATGCTGAGTTTATTAAAACTTTATACCAAGAGACAGATCCAAACAAAGTCATCGAGGGTGACGACACCATGTTGATGTTGGCTCAAAAATACAATGCTCTTTCAAGTCAGATTTCTCTGGCCGAGAATCAAAAGAAAGCAGTCCAAGCGCAAATCTTTATGCTCGCAAAAGATGCTGAAAAAGTTAAGCATGAAAAATTTACACTATCTCTAGGGCAGGTAAAGGAAAGTTTTATCGAAGCTCACACGCGACCAGCTCGCAGAAATTTTAGATTAACCATGCGTGGCGCTGATGAGAAAACATAATAGTTTAAAACACGGAATGACTTACTCTAGGGAATACAAATCATGGGAAGCAATGAAAACTCGCTGCTATAATAAAAAATATACGTTTTACAAAAGTTATGGCGGTCGTGGAATTTCCGTGTGCTCAAAGTGGAAAAATAGTTTTGAGCAATTTTACAAAGACATGGGGCCTCGTCCAATTGGAACGTCTCTAGATAGAGTGAATAATGATGGACACTATGAGCCGTCAAACTGCCGCTGGGCAACACGGTCGCAGCAAAACACTAACCAACGAGTTAGATTAAAAAGCAAGACTGGAATAAAATATATAAGAATTGAAGGAAATAAATATAGAGTGGTGCCGTCTTTAAATGGTAAGCAAAAACACTTAGGTTATTTCAAAACAATTAAACAAGCACAGAAAGCATTAGAGGAATATTTATGTCAAAAGAACTAACACCAGTAGATTCGCTTAAAAAAACATTAACACAAATGGGTTCGCAGTTTCAAATGGCCCTACCAAAACACATACCACAAGAGCGGTTTGTTAGGGCGTTGCACACAGCGATCAATAACAATCCAGATCTAGCCAAGGCAGATCGCAACAGCTTGCTTGGTGCGGCGATGAAAGCCGCAAGCGATGGTTTGGTTTGCGATGGTAGAGATGCTGTGATCGTAACATTTAACACAAAGGATGGCGTTAAGGCTCAGTACATGAGGATGATTGCTGGCATATTGAGACTCATTAGAAATAGCGGAGAACTAAAAACCATAACCGCGCAGATCGTGCATAAAAATGATAAATTTAAACGCTGGGTGGATAACAATGGCGAACAGCTTGAACATTCATTTGATGATTTCTCTGATCGTGGCGAGGCTATTGGAGTTTATTCAATGGCCGTTACTAAAGACGGCGGCGTCTACTACGATGTAATGAATAAGGCTGAATTAGAAAAAATTAAAAAGTCATCTCGCGGCGGTCAGTATGGTCCTTGGAACTCAGATTTCTACACAGAAATGTGGAAAAAGAGTTCGCTGCGCAGACTATCTAAGCGACTGCCTATGGCGACGGACATCGATCAGGTGATCAGTGACGACGACAAAGACGAATTCGTAAACGATCAGCCAGCGCAATCCTCGCCACAGCCTGAGTCATCGAGTGAGATTATTGATGTATCGCCAGAACCACCGCTTAAGAAATCTAAATTAGAAACTATTGTCGAGGCATCTGAGGTTCCAATCTAATGGACGAGATGATAGAAAAATTCATTCACCACGATTGGTTTTATGAGTACCTTGAGGACGGTAGCCAGTGGCGTGAGGCTGCGCAAAAACACCGTGAGCTTATGGCCGAGGTTCGCAAGCTACCGATGAACCAGGTGGCTCGGCTAATTGAATACGTACCAGTGGAGGCTCGCATCAGATTTGGTTCTGATGTCGGGATCATTTCATAATGTGGTGGTTTATAATTGCCGTGCTCGGTTGGTTTATTATTATCTCGTGCGTAACAACTGAGTGTCGCAAGGTATGTCCACCAAGATTAGATGGCCACTGCGAGGAACAGTGCCGCAACAGAGGTGACTGGTGATGGAATTAACATTTGTATTTATATCATTTGCAATTTTCACTGCGGTTTTATTTTACAAAATTGGTCGCGACTCGTATCGGAAAAAGCATGAGTTCATTGTGAAATACACGATCAATGATTTGTATGAAACGTTTGCCGCTGAGTTTTATCCTGACGATCCAGATGGAAAAATGAAAATCGCACACAGGATGCGAGCACGTGCAGCTTATGATTTGATTCAATTACAAAAGGTTGGTTTATGATATTCGATCGGTGGGGATTGCCTCGTGATCGGGGTAGTTCAGATTTTCAAGATAGTGCGCGCTCTGCAGGACTGTGTGTTTTGTTTGGCCTGCATCCAGAAATAGACCTCTCTTATTATACGGCAAGTGGAAAGTATTGGCGACATCCTATGGAGGTCAAGTACACCATGAGTCGTGATCAAACGATCTGTTTGTTTGCTGGTATGTGGGCGCAGAAAAAATTCAACCTGGTTAATCCAGGATACAATACCGAGGGGGATCTTGTATCGCCTGCAGTGCGCGGACACTTTCGCAGATGTGCTCGTCTAGATTCTAATTGGTTTCAAGATGCGTGGCTGATGGCTGACGTTTATAATCACGCTTGGTTTAATCCTACTGGTGAGAGTAATCAGTTAATTTCGATGTTGATGGTGGCCGATGTTAAATTTTTAAAAGCCTGGTGCAGGCTGAATAAACACTGGCGAACGAGTATTCAAATTTATTGGTACATGGGTGAAGGCGCTTGGCGTGGCGAGCGTGAGCTTGCTGAAAAAATGATTAAAGTTATAGAGGAAAAAATAAAATGACATGGATTGATTGGTTATTATTAGCAGGATTTTTTTGGGCGCTTGTTAAGTACAGCTCACAAAAATTAGAAAACAAAATGTTGAAAGCGCAACTTGATTCTTACATTGAGGATCGCGGCGCTATGATTAAAAAACTCGATGAGGCAGTCGAGGAAAATTTAAAATTGAATCGGCAGATAAATGGATAAGTTATTAACCATGCTGATTCTTGGATCTGGATTATTTGTTTTAATTCTGGTGGCAGCATTGCTCGTCAGACTAACGGTGAGGTGTTAAATGAAAAATAAATTACGTGCGTTATGGAAAAGTTTCCCGATTCGTATCGGATGGCAGTCAGAGGAGCAATTACACCTTGGCGCTGTTATTCAATTCGATCGAGGGCTTGCGATCTTGTTATTTAAATACAGTATTTTAATAACCTGGAACGGCAACAAAATGCCAGACGGTTTATGATTCATAAGTTAAAAATATGGCCACAGTATTATTGTCGCGTTGCTGACGGATCTAAAACTTTCGAGGTTAGAAAAAACGATCGAGGTTTTCAGCCTGGTGATGAAGTTATTTTACAAGAATGGGACCCAGACCTAGAAGAATACGATGATACGCCAATTGGCAGAAGTGTTTATAAAGGAAATTATACAAATCAAAAACCTCTGAGGTTTACTATTGGATACGTTTTGCCAATCGATGGCGAAAGAGTTGTTTTTAGCTTGTTACCACTGGAGGCTGCGGAGTGAAAAAATACAGATTCAATTTTTTTCGAGTGTATTCAAGCAGGCCTATGATTCCGAAAATTTGGAAAGATGTCTATTTCCCGAGTAGTTCGGTTGTCGTCTATTCAATTCAATGGTGCAGTTTTGTAATTACTTTAACTATTGATCGTGCTGGGTGGATGAAATGAAACAACCTAAATTTAAAATAGGCGACAAGGTCACTTTAATTTATCGGCCTGGCGTTTTTGAAATTAGCGCGATTCATATCGACAAACATTCTGTGCGATATTCTTTTGTTGATGACGGTTTTATTTGTGACGAAATTCACATGAATATTGCTGTCGAACCAAAACAAAAAGTGAAAATGTGGCTTTATGCTTATCAACATGAAGGTGAGTGGCGCAATACTGAGTTGTTCTTAAAAGACGATAATCATTTCAGAAAGAATCATTACAGTACAATAGAAAAATTCAAAAAACTTGAATGGTCAATGATTGAGGTAGACTGTGACTAATTCAAAACTAGAAAAGATTAGAGATGAGACGGCTTCAAAATATGGTTTAGACAAATTTCCAGTCCAAAATATAAAAACAACTAGCGAGTTTACCCAAGACGTAAACTTTGCAAGACGCATGACTCACACTCAAGCGTTTCAAGATGGTCATGACGCATCCACCGCAATTCATCAGCAACAGATTCAAAAGCTGATTGAGGCTTTGGAGTTTTATGAAAGTTTTGAAATGTACCGTTCTTTTTCTAAAAGCAAAAGCTCTCACGTTAGCGAAGACCAAGGCAAACGAGCAAGACAAGCCCTCAATGATTTTAAAGCTTGGAGCGAAAAATGAGTGAGAATAAGCCGAGAGAATGGACCTTGTTGCAAATAGCCACAACAAATAAGCATGGACATTTGTATCCTCAAAACACTTGGAACGGTCCTGAAATCAATGAAGATACTTTAGTCATTGAGCACTCCGCATATTTAGCCGAGAAAGAAAAAATTAAAGAGCTTTTGAAGTTTTGCCAATATATTTGCGAGCTTTATTCGGACAGCTTTGGAGAGCCAAGAGTTTTGTCTCACTTAGATGATTTAGCCAGTAAGCTTATTAAAAAATACGAGGGTAAAAATGAGTCTTGATCAAAAAATAAACGATGCAGCTTTAAGATGGTGTGCTGATCACCAATACGACTCATCAAAAGATCGAGGTATTGCGTTCAAAGATGGCGCGTATTTTTACAAAAAAATATCGGATGCTGAAATTCAAAAACTCGAATCAGAATTGGCTAAGGCTATGTCTTTGCTGCGTGAAAAGGACAAAACGATTATCAAGCTATGCGATGAGATTTTGTAGGGGAAATGAAAGAAAAAGAAATTCCAAAGTATGAAGTCCCTTACACAAAACAATGCGACAACTGCGGAAAGCTTCATGAAGTTAGAACTCAACAAGACAACTATCCCGAATATTACACCGACGTATATTTGAAGTGCGATTGTGGCGATTTTGTATTGTTTACGTTGCCAGTTAATTAACCGTTGACACCGAGGTGTCAGTTCGGTGTGATAAATTAATAGGAGGTATTTTATGGCAAAGAAAAAAGCAATGGCTAAAAAAGATAAACCAAAACCAAAAAAGAAATAAATTATTTAGTTAGCCCGACAGGGGGTTGAGCTTCGGGCTCGGATACTGCGAAAGCGGAGTGTTACTGTCGGGTTATTACGAGGGGATCATGGACATATCAACAGGAATTTTAATATACGCTTTCGGAGTTCTGTCGTGCTTTGCGGTTATCTCTTACACGACAGGAAAATCGTCCAACAAATTAACAGAAGAGTGGAACGCCTACAAAGTTTCAAATACAAATGCCATCATGGATTTGACTAAAACTTTAAATTCAAATATTCAAACAGTGGGAAATGCAAACGTTGCAATTGAAAAAATAAGAAAAGATCTTGTTTGCTACACTGAAAAAATCGATCGCACAGACAAAGAGATCGATAACTTACAAGAACACTGCTATAAATTACGTGAGTCATTGATCGACGTTCGCGAGATCGTTGCAGGTAAACGGCCAATCCACAGACACCAGCCGATTTCAGTTACGATTGCACCAGAGGTTTTAAAGCCTGGCGATACGATTAAGAAAATTAAAAAGCAAATGAAAGAATTTGAACAATAACCGACTCCGTTCGGTTTTACAGCTCGGTAAAAGGGGAAACTATATGTGTGTATGGTTGATCGAGACCAGGGTGCCGAGCTGGTTTTTCTAAATGAGGGATTATGATCATCGAAGAATTAAAATCATTTTTGCGTGCGACAGTTTTAATGTCCACCGACATGACTAAAAAAGAATTTTCACTTGAGCTGTTAGAAAAAATCATCGCGATGGAGCAGAAGTTACAAGCGTCGAAAGATATTTATATCGAGCCTCCTGTTCAAGTTTTACCTTCTGGTGCAATTAAACCAAGACCGCCTTTTTCAGTAGACTCTGTTGATATTCAAACTCAGCCGTAATATCTAACGCGCCTTAACCACTGGTGACACCGCGCTAACATCTGTTACCTTTTCAAGATGTTAAGACCATATCAAATTGACCTCGTTAATCGCGCGCGCGCTAATTTCGTGCGTGGTTTAAAATCCCAAATAATTCAGTTATCCACTGGTGGTGGTAAAACTCTGCTAACTGCCAGCATGATTAAATCAAGTCTAGCAAAAGGAAAATCTGCTCTGTTTATTGTTCACAGACGTGAACTCGTGGAGCAATCAGCGGCTGCATTTTCTGCGCAAGGAATACCACATGGAATTATCGCCAGTGGATATTTGGAAAATTACGATCACAAGGTTCAGATCGCCAGCATCCAAACGCTCACTCGCAGACTCGATCGACTCAGATACGAACCAGATTTAATCGTGTTCGATGAATGTCATCACACCGCTGCAAGCAACTGGGCTGATTTATTTCAGCATTTCAGTGCGAGTTTTAAAATCGGTTTAACTGCCACACCATGCAGGCTTGATGGCAAGGGTTTACGATTATTTTACGAGGACATTGTGTCTGGCCCTGCAATGGGTGAATTAATTAATCAGGGCTTTTTATCAGATTACAAACTGTTCGCGCCATCTCACATTGATGTCTCTGGTGTTCATACTAAAATGGGTGATTATATCAGATCCGAACTTGCAGAAATCGTGGACACTCCGAAAATAAGTGGGGATGTAATCCGTGAATATAAAAAACTCGCTAACGGAAAACGCGCAGCTGTGTTTTGCATAAACGTCGAACACTCTAAGCACGTCACTGAACAATTTAATCTTGCTGGAATAAAAGCTGAACACGTTGACGGTTCGTCAGATCGTGAGTATCGATCAGCTGCAATCGACCGATTTCGTCGAGGTGAAACTTTGGTGTTGTCTAACGTCGAGATTTTTTCTGAGGGATTCGACATCAGTTCTATCGAGTGCGCAATTTTATTACGTCCAACGAAATCACTCTCATTATACTTACAACAAGTTGGTCGCGCCCTAAGACCTGCACCTGGCAAGGATTTCGCGATTATTATAGATCATGTTCGAAACGTACAGATGCACGGCTTACCTGATGATGATCGCGACTGGTCATTAGACGGTGTGAAATCAAAGATCAAGAAAAATGAATTATCTGTTAAAATTTGTCCGGCTTGTTTTGCCGCACTGAGGATAACCGTTTCTGTTTGTAATGTGTGCGGTCACGCTATTCCTAGTAAGGGTAACGGCATCGACATACAATCGCTAGGAACCAATGACTCATTAAAAGAAGTTGATAAAAAGAATTTTAAAAGATCAAAGGTGGATATTGACAAGGCTAAGGCCAAGACCAAAGATGAACTAATGGCGCTAGCTGTTTCGCGAGGATATAAAAAACCACACGCGTGGGTTTTTATGATTATGCAGGCGCGCCAAAGAAAGAAATTATATGAAAAGTAGGTTTGGTTTTTACACCGTGGTTAAACCAGGGATTAGATATTCGTTGTGCAAATGTGCGTGTGGCAACAAAAGATCTGTTAGAACAAAGCATTTAATAAGCGGTCAATCTCAAAGCTGTGGCTGCTGTGGTATTTATAAAGGCGCTATTTTTGGCCGTTACAAAATAGTTTCAATTAATGAAAAAAATAACAATAAATCTAGGTATGCACTTTATAAGTGCGACTGTGGAAATAATTTTGTTAACAGAGTTACTAAAACAGGACCACGATCTGGATGTGATTTTTGCGAAGAAAAAAAATTAGCATCAAGCATGGTGAGTCGTCTTATTCTATAAGAACACCAGAATATATTTCATGGAAAAGTATGCGCTATAGATGTTTTAATAAAAAACATCCTGCCTATATTAATTACGGTGGTCGTGGAATTAAAGTTTGCAAACGATGGAATGATTACCGTTTGTTTTTAAAAGATATGGGACGTAAGCCGTCCAGAAAGCATACTTTAGATCGCATTAACAATGATGGCGATTACAAACCATCAAACTGTCGCTGGGCAAATTGGCGCACTCAAGCTAATAACAAACGCAATAATATCAAATAAGGTGATACGCATGTCAGAAAAAACATTAATCTCTGAAATACAGCTACTATTTACTCAAAAGGGTAACAGGATCTTTCGTCAAAACGTTGGAACTGGGTGGGCTGGTGAATTTTTTAAACCTGCAATGGAAACAAGTGTGCGAGTGAGTCCGCGCGATGTCGTCGTTAAAAACGCACGACCATTAAAAGCAGGCCTCTGCACCGGATCGTCTGATTTAATTGGATGGCAATCAGTCACCATCACTGAGGATATGATCGGAAAAAAAGTCGCGATATTCACAGCAATCGAAGTCAAGCATGGATCAACAAGAACAACTGAGGAACAAAAACGATTCATCGAATCAGTAAATAATTCTGGTGGCGTTGGTAAAATTGTTCGCAGTTTAGATGAGGTGGCGGTATGAAAATATTAGACCTCTCAGCCGGTAACCGCGCCGTCTGGTTTAATAAGAAACATCCACTGGCCACATATTTAGATAAAAGACCTGAGGTAAACCCTGACATCGTATGCGATACGAACAGCTTACCGGATCCGGTGGGCAAGGATTACGATCTCGTGGTTTTTGATCCACCTCATATGAACTGTGGACCGAACTCAAACATGTCTAAGACTTACGGTTATCACACCACTGCTCAGATCCTTGAATTATTAGAAAAAACATCAAACGAGGCCCACAGAGTTACTAAAGAAAACGCGCTGATGGCTTTTAAATGGAACAGTCACGACATTAAATTAGAGCGCGCTTTTAAACTGATGACTAAATGGGAACCGCTTTTCGGTCACTTAACTAAGGATGGACCTCGATCGCAAACCTATTGGGTTATGTTACGGAGGTTATCATGAGTCCCGTATCCGGAAAAATCGACATCAAACAAACCGCTGAATTCCTGCGTCCATATCAAGAAACGATCCTCACACACATCTGTCCTGGTGGAACAATTCACGGAAACGAATATCAAGCTGGCGCAATTACTGGTGGTCCTGGAAAATCTTTTTCTTTTAATTTGCAAACTGGTAAGTGGGCTGATTTTGCGACTGGTGAAAAAGGTGGGGACATTATTTCACTTTATGCGCAAGTGAATCGAATAAATAACGCTGAGGCCGCTCGCACGCTGCAAGAACAATACGTGTCTGCTAAGCCTCAACATCATTATCCTGTTAAGACTGTGGTGGAGCATACTATTATCAAGCCACCAAGTCACGCGGTAAAACCAGAAAAACCGCTCAATCAGGGTAAAACGCCGTCCTTTTCTTGGACATATCGAGATCACGATGGCGAGCCATTGTTTTACATTTTCAGATATGACATGCCTGACGGTACAAAAACATTCACGCCACTCTCATTTTCTTCAAACGGTCAGTGGGTTAAAAAGCAGTGGCCAGCACCGCGACCGCTTTACAACTTGGATAAATTAAAGGATCGAAATTCAAAAGGCGAGCTGAAACCAGTGCTCGTCGTCGAAGGTGAAAAAGCAGCCGACGCCGCTGAACAGATGCAGTCTCTATACACAGTTGTGACGTGGGCTGGTGGTGTGAACGCGATTAATAAGACTGATTTCACTCCGCTCTATAACAGAAAATTATTACTGTGGCCTGATGGTGATGCGCCAGGAATAAAAGGCATGGGCCATCTCGCTGCGATTCTTAGAGATTACGCGACTGAAATTAAAATCATTAATCCTGATCGTAATTCTGGATGGGATGCGGCCGACGCATTTTCTGGCGGTATGACTCAGACTGAATTTTTAGACTGGGCAAGGCCGCTGGCTGCGCTTGTAGAAAAAGATCCTCAGCCTGTTTTTGTAACCTCAACTAATCATGCTGATAAAATTAAATCAGTGAAACCTGAACTTTTAGATCAAAATAAAGGATCGTTTGCGCTTTACACTTCATTAGGATTAACGCGAGTTTCTGAAAAAAATCAGAATTTAATGGCGAACGAATCAAATGCCATCAAACTTTTAAAATATATTCCTCGATATGCTGGCCATATTTGGTTTGATGAATTTTACCAGGACGTGATGACCGATCACACCACTGGCGAAAAACGCAGATGGCTTGAGCATGATGAATTGAATCTATTATTTGATTTGCAGGCTAACTGGGATATGCCAAAAATTTCAATCAGCGCGGTCAGATCTGCCGTTAAAACGATTGCATTTTCTGATATTCGTAACGAATTAAAAGACTGGCTTGAATCAATCGAGTGGGATCAAAAGGAACGAATCGATGCGTTTTTGGTTAACGCATACGGCGCTGAGGATAATGATCTTAACCGTGCGATCAGCCGTAATTGGTTACTCAGTCTTGTTGCGCGTGGAACAATGCCAGGATGTAAAGTCGATACTATGCTTGTACTAAAAGGCGATCAGGGTACATACAAATCGTCATCGCTGCGTGCGCTTGCCGGCAAATACTTCGCTGAATCAAACGCAAAGCTTGAGGATAAAGACTTCATGATGGAATTAAACGGCGCATGGATTGTTGAGTTCGATGAATTACACCAGTTCAGTAAAGCAGAGGCCACCTTAATTAAGAAAAAACTCAGCCAACAGTCAGATCGTTATCGTCCAGCGTACGCAGCCAAAACCATCGACGTTAAGCGCACGTGCGTGTTTGTTGGAACCACTAATGCTGAACGCTTTTCACCTGATGAGACAGGCAATCGCAGATTTTGGCCTGTTCAGATTAAATTTGCCAATCTTGATTATGTTATTGAAAACCGCGAACAGCTTTTGGCTGAGGCAGTGCATAAAATTAAACAAGGTTTTACATGGCATGAAGTTCCAAACGAGATTTTTGAACGCCAAGATTCAATCCGGTTAGAAGATCCTTACGAGGAAATGATCAAACAATATTTAGTGTCTAATCTACACATTAATAAACAAGACATCGTGGTAATGACATCGGTTACGGAAACTAAAAACGGCCAGCCAGTTACAACTTATCGCGAACATCTTTACCCGATGACAATTCAAAATATTGCTACCCATGCTTTAAAAATAGACAGGTCAGACATCATCAGCAAAGAGGCTCGAAAAATTGGTAAGGCCATGCGTGCGCTGGGATTCAGATCTGAGCCTCGTAAAATCGGTGATATTTCTGTGCGTGTTTTCATGAAAACTACTTAATTTCGGTGGTAAAAAATGATTTGTAGTAATTTTAGTAACCAAAAATCAACATTTAAATCAATAGGTTACGATGATACTACTGAATACTACTGAATAATATATAAAATTTTATAATTATATATTACCCATATAGCAGTATTACACATACACATGTACATATATTGCTGGAGTACTCCAAGGAAATCCCGGTAGTAGCGTAGTTCGGTAGTTTTAAATTTAAGATAATTACAGAAATGAGATTTATGAAATTTTCGATTTTTTTGGTGAAAATGTCTTTGGTCGGTGGTGGCACAATTGGAATGGCTGGACGTTGGTATGTTGGCAAAAGCAAAACTTTTAACGAGTCGTATGAGCAGATTTTAAAAATGGCTGAGGACACGATTTATCAATTTTATGTTAGAGATGCTTATGAAGAATACAAAAAACATTATGCGCATCGCACATCCGCGGCACTGCATAAACGTAACGCATCGCACATCCGTTGCCAGACATCGCAAGTTTGCTAACCTGATGTCAGTTCATCCATGAATGGTCCGACTAAACCAGACTTAAAAATCTGGTTTTTTTATTTGTTTTTTTTGAGTAGAGGCCTAAATGGTTTCTCTGTATTAAACGGGTAAAGCTGTTGGTATGGTGGATAACGGTTAAGCCTCTGGCTCTTCAATATGGCGGTCCTTTTGTCGGTAGATAAGATTGTGGTGCAAGTCCACCGCTTGACATGAGGGGTACACCGCCACCACTATTTTATCATGTCCAACATCACACCTGCTAAGCTAACGCCTGCTGATCGCGAGTTTCATTTCTTTTCAGATCCCAAACGTATGGAGCACATCACACTACATGTCGCAAACGGCGGCTCGCTGATCGATATAGCCAAAGGTGCAATGATCCCTTATTCCAAAATCATGGCGTGGATTCGCGCTGACAAGGCAAGGCTCGACGTTTACAACGCCGCCCTAGCTGACAGGCAGGAGTGGGCAAAAGAATCGATCCTGAGCGAAATACGCGCGCTCGGCATGTTCGACATTCGTAAGCTGTTGAATGATGACGGTGGCGTGAAACCAGTTTCGCAGTGGCCTGATGAGATCGCTCGCGCTGTTGTCGGCATCGACGTATCAGAAGAACGCGACGACGAGGGTAATTCGGCTGGCTATCTTAAAAAAATTAAAACAGTCGATAAACTCAAATCATTAGAGATGGTCGCAAAAAATCTTTCGCTGTTGACCGAGAAACACGATGTCAACCACGTCATGACTCTTGACCAGCTCATCATGCAGACGCAAACTAAAAAAGATGAAATTAAAAAATAAAACATATTGGCTCGCGTTCTGGATTCTACTCAAAACGAAAATCAAATACATCGTTAAGGTCAAGATCCTGCGATTACAAGATAAACGTCCAATCATCGCTGACTACGTTGAAAATCCAATGCTGAAATATCCTCGCAACGTTGAGTGCTGGTGTGATTCAGGACGTAAAGCGAAACACTGCTGCCTCCCTAAACAGTCAGGAATATTACCGCAAGAGATCGCAAAACAAGCCAAGCAATTACTCATGTTCAAGCAAAAACAATTCGGGTTTGAGTAAGTGAAATCGGTTCATCCAATTCATTATTACTGTAACGTCTATAAAAAAAATTATTACATTTATAATCGCTGGACGCCTCAAGCTTTTAACAAATACATGCGTCGATATTTAACAGAGGATATTGATTTATCTTGCGTTCACGGCAAGTGCATTACAAACGGCGACATCATCCACGTCTATACAAGAAATGATTCTAAACCATCGATTCTAGTTCACGAGTGTATTCATGCTGCCGCAATGACATTAAATCAAGTTGGCATTGACTTCACAAACGACCATGCTGAGGCTTTGTGTTATTTAACTGAATCCATTTATCGTTTTGCAACAGGTGAGAAATGAGTGCTGGCGATGTGATTCTTAAATGGCGTCATGATCCAGTCTCATTTGTTCGCGAGGTATTCGGCGCTGAACCAGATCTCTGGCAGAAATTAGCACTGCAAGCGTTTGCATCCGGCGATCCACTCATGCGTCGTATCTCAATGCAAGCGTGTGCCGGTCCTGGTAAATCTACAATCGAAGCATGGTGCATTTGGAATTTCCTTTTGTGTTACGCTGAGGATGGTGAGTATCCTAAATGCGCGGCAGTATCGATCACATCTGACAACTTAAAAGACAACTTGTGGTCTGAATTGTCTAAATGGCAGAACAAATCACCGCTGCTCATGGATCAATTTGAGTGGACTCAAACAAAGATCTTTCATAAGAAGTTTCCAGCGTATTGGTTCGCATCTGCGCGATCATTCAGTAAGTCAGCGAACACCGAGGAAATTGGTCGCACGCTTTCAGGACTGCACAGTAAATACATTTTATTCGTGATCGATGAGTCTGGTGATATTCCACCATCGATTATTAAGTCAGCTGAGCAAGGTTTATCGACAGGTCCAAAGTTCGGCAAAATCATTCAGGCAGGAAATCCGACATCGCACACTGGAATGTTGTATGCTGCTGCGACTTTGCTGCGTGAACAATGGCATGTGATCCGAATTACTGGCGATCCAGATGATCCAAATCGTTCGCCGCGTATCGATGCGGTGTGGGCAGCTGAGCAGATCAAACAGTATGGACGCAAGAATCCGTGGGTTATGGCTTATATCTTGGGTGAGTTCCCTGAATCATCGATTAACACGTTGTTATCAGTTGAGGATGTAATGCTCGCTGTGAATCGTGGACTGCGCGAACATGAATATAGTTGGTCACAAAAACGTTTGGGTGTGGACGTTGCGCGATTTGGTATGGACTCATCGGTGATATTTCCACGTCAAGGTTTGCGTGGATTCAAATACATTCAAGTGCATGGCTTAAGATCGAATGAAGTCGCGGCTCGTGTGATGCTGAGTAAATCGAAATGGGGATCAGAGGCTGAGTTCGTTGACGGCACTGGCGGTTATGGATCTGGCGTTGTCGATTCATTGTTGCAGGCTGGTGTTGCAGCTCATGAGATTCATTATTCAGGCTCACCGGTTGATCCAGCTTATTTCAACAAACGATCTGAGATGTGGTTTGAGATGGCGAAATGGATTAAGCGTGGTGGCTCAATTCCAAATGATGCGCGATTGATTAAGGAACTGACCGCGCCGACGTACACATTTACGAACGGCAAGTTTCAACTTGAATCAAAAGATCAGATCAAAGCTCGTTTAGGATTCTCACCGGACGTTGCTGACGCACTAGGACTAACGTTTGCCTTACCGGATGTTGCGACGAGTGTGGCCACAGAGATGTATCGTCAGCCGAACAGTGCGAAACACGACTATGATCCTTTAGACCAGGATAATAAAGTTGACTAGCCTGTAATAATTACAAACAATTTGAGTAATGTTACAAAAACTTGACTTGAAATTCACACATGAGTCTGCAGAGACAGCGTGGGAAGAACTACAGCCATTAATTAAATCTCATTTCAATGAGATCTCGTACCATCAAGACATCGGTATTTCGCCAGATAAAACAATGTACATCGCTGCCTGCAAAGGTGGATTTTATAAATTGTTTACAGTTCGTGATGGTAAGAATTTAGTTGGTTACGCAGGTTATTTTTTGCAACGACACTCACACGTAAATGCAATTCAGGCGAACTCAGATCTGATATACGTTCGACCTGATTACCGTGGTCACGGTGCTGGTAAAAACCTAATTCAATTTGCAGATTCATTCTTGAAATCGTGTGGTGTTTCTATTGTTTATTTATCAATCAGCGAGAAACTAGATTTCTCTAAATTAATTATCCCGATGGGTTACACACCTGTCGATCGTTCATACGCACGGAGGTTGTAATGGGTGGCGGTGGTAGCAAAAAGAATCCCTTGGGTTATATCGGTGATGCTGTTAACGCGAGTCTTGATTTAATGACAAATGTGGCCACACTGGGCACAGCAAATCTCGGCGATGTTCAATCCGGAATTGACAGGGCTGGTTTAAATCCATCAGCAAACGTCACGAAAATTGAAAATGAGCAAAAGGCTGCAGAGTCTGAGCAAAAATCCCGTGATGCTGCGATGGAGGAAAACAAAGCCCAAGGTGAGCAAGCAAAAAAATATGCTGCCAAACGCGCAAAACAGCGCGGCATGATGGGTGCTAGTGGTGGTCGTTCAAGTACGATTCTTACTGGTTTAGGTGACGTAAGTGGAACTGGTTCTGGCTCTGGCAAAACATTGTTAGGTAGCTAATGAATCCACAGACAAAACGTCAGCAGTTTGAAATTCTGCGCGGCCAGCTTGATCTTGATCGATCAACTTTTATTCCACACTGGCGTGATTTATCTGATTACATTTTACCTCGACGTGCTCGATTCTCAGTGACTGATGCTAATCGTGGTGAGCGAAAAAATAAAAACATCATCGATTCAACTGCTACTTTGGCATCTCGAACATTAAGATCTGGAATGATGGCTGGTATCACATCACCTGCTCGTCCTTGGTTTCGTTTAACGACACCGGATCCGGACTTGGCTGAGTTCGGTCCAGTGCGCACGTGGCTTGATGATGTTCAGCAGATCATGCGTACATCTTATTTGCGATCAAATTTATACAACACACTACCTGTAATGTACGGTGATCTCGGCACGTTTGGAACGGCTGCGATTTACATTGAAGAGGATTTTACTGGCGAGGTTTTAAAAACTCAGTCATTTCCGATTGGATCGTACTGGATCGCTAAAGACGACATGGGACGAGTAAATGTTTTCATGCGTGATTTTAGAATGACGGTTCGTCAATTGGTTGAAAAATTTGGAAACAAAACGCCAGATGGAAAGCCAGACTGGTCAGTGTTTTCTACGCAAGTTAGAAACTTGTGGGATACAGGAATGTACGAAACATGGATTGATGTCACACACGTCATCATGCCAAACAAAGATTACAATCCTAAATTAGCACTAGCTAAATATAAAAAATTTATTTCTTGTTATTACGAAAAAGGAATCACAGGCGATAACAAAGTTGATGGCGATAAGTATTTACGCGAATCAGGATATGATTATTTTCCTGTTTTAGTTCCTCGATGGGAAACGACAGGCGAGGATGTGTATGGAACATCTTGCCCAGGGATGGATGCGCTCGGCGATGTTAAACAATTGCAGCACGGTGAAAAGAAAATCTTGCAAGCGGTTGATAAACAAATCAATCCACCGTTGACAGGTCCGACTAGTTTGAAAACTCAGACGGCATCAGTTTTACCTGGTGATATTACTTACGTCGATGCGGTTAATGGGAATGGATTTCGACCGGTTTACGAATTAAATTTTAATATTCAAAATATGGAAATGAAACAAGCTCAGGTTCGTTCGCGTATTCAGCGCGCGTTTTATGAGGACTTGTTTTTAATGCTTGCGAATTCTGATCGTCGTCAGATCACGGCTCGTGAAATTGATGAACGACATGAAGAGAAACTATTAGCATTAGGACCAGTGCTCGAACAAATGAATCAAGACTGTTTAGATCCACTGACTGACATCGCATTTGATATTCATGTGCGACAAGGTTTAATTCCACCACCGCCGCAGGAATTACGCGGTATGGATTTGCGAGTTGAGTACGTGTCGATCATGGCTCAGGCGCAGAAAATGATTGGTATCGCAGCTGTGGATAGATTTGTTGGTTTCGTTGGTCAGCTTGCACAGTTTGATCCGACGGCTCTTGATAAAATCAAAACAGATAAAGTTATCGATTCTTATGCAGATATGACATCGGTGCCGACATCGATTATCAGATCTGATGATGAGGTTAGCGCGATTCGTGATTCACGCGCGCAGGCAGCTCAGGCTCAGCAGGCGATGGTCGCGGCACAGTCAGCAGCACAAACAGCGCAGACGTTAAGTCAGACACCAGTTGGTGATGATGGATCGTCAGCGTTAAATAGACTTATCGGTGATACTTAATGGCTGAGGTGGATTATCAAGTCGAAACGCTAAAGACTCATAAGGAAAAAACTCTTATTTACACATGGGTTTTAGCGAACGGCGATGTAGGTTCACCAGTTGAAATGCCAGGATTTGCAGATCGATCGGTTCAAGTAACAGGAACGCCAGGTGCTGGTGGAAATTTACGACTACAGGGATCTAATGATGGAGCAAATTATGCGACCTTAACAGATCCACAAGGAAACGATTTAAACATTACGGCTGCGAAAATCGAACAGATCTCAGAGGTTGTTCGGTGGATGAGGCCAAATGTTACTGCTGGCGACGGCACAACTAGTTTTACAGTTACACTTTTAGTTAGGAGAAATTAAAAAATGAGTAAGGCAAATGGATTTGAAAACGATGTTTTAGAATTAGCGTTTAACCAAACGTTGGCGGCGCACCTTGGATCGCTTTCTGGTACTGGGAACGCAAATTTGTATGTGGCTCTGCATACCGCAGATCCAGGCGAAGGTGGATCACAAACAACTTCGGAGTGTGCGTATGGCGCTTATGCTCGCGTCGCTGTGACTAGAAATGCTGATGGCAGTGGCTGGACGGTTTCAGGAAATCAAGTTCAGAACACAGCGGTGATAAATTTTCCAGAGTGTTCATCTGGATCTGAAACAGTGACTCATTTTTCAATTGGTACGGTATCAAGTGGTGCTGGTCAGATACTTTACAAAGGTGCATTAACAGCATCTCGAAACGTGTCCACTGGTATTACGTTACAGTTTCCAGCGACATCAATCACAATTACAGAGGACTAATGACTAATCAGGAAATGCTTGGTTTGTTAAAAGGAAATATCGAGCAGAAACAAATGCTGTACGATTATTTTTGTAACAAAGTATCTCAGGGCGAAACTCTTGCTGATAATGAGGTTCCTCTGTTTGACGCCGCTAGAAAAGAGCTTACAAAAAAATCAGAAGTTGTAACTATGTCTGGCCATGCGACTGGCAGCGGTGGAACTTCATTATGATTAGAGGTCTTTGGGATTACGTTCAGGCAGTTGAAAAAGGTCAGACAAATTATTCATCATGGCGAAAAGTTCCTTCACAGGTAACAACGGCGAGTAATTGGTTTGACCTTTCAATGAGCCCTGGAAATCCAAGGCCTCAATATTATGCGGCGGCACCGCTGTTAGCACAGCAAATGAAACAATCGACCGATGGTGGATTTTATCACGGCTCGTCTGTGTCATCAGCTGGTTATCAAAAGTATTTAAAAAATTTTAAGTTGACTCTTTCAAATGCAGCTGCACCGATTCCGTTTATGTTACTTGATTACCTTTTGTATTATCCGTTTGTTGACATGGGATCTAATGATGAACAATTCATGGATAATTCTGTGTCGCTACCAAGATATGCCGATGGTTTAGGTGTGCAAATGATGGCTGTATCTGTTGCATCAGGCACAGGTTCGGGACCATCGTTCACAGTAAATTATACAAATTCAGATGGTGTTTCTGGACGCACAAGTCGGACAGTTACTTTAAGCGCTGCAACTGCCAATGGTTCTATTTTATCATGTCATCATGGTTTGAGCACTATTGTCGGGAATGTACCGTTTATAGGTCTACAACAAGGCGATAAAGGTGTACGTTCTGTTGAATCAGTTACGTTCCCGACTCTTACAGATGTAGGATTATTTGCCCTGGTTTTAGTTAAACCGTTGATGACTTCTACATTTTTTGAAAATACAGCACCAACTGAAACTGAGTTAATTGCGCATCAATCTCAGTTACCAAAAATATATGATGATGCTTACTTAAATTTAATTATGTGTCCTGCTGCGTCCGTGAGTGGATTTCAGTTTTTCGGCGACATAGAAACAGTATGGAATAAATAAGGAAAATAATATGCCAGGTTTTACAAGTTTTGACGATATGATTCAACAAGCAACAGTGAATGGGCGTGCTGCTCGATTTGACTGGAATAAAAACTTTTTACCAACAACCGCAGCGACAGCCAGCGAGTGTCATTTCTTAGCTCGTGGCGCTGGTAACCCTGGAGCTGATTCACTTTTTAACACTGGAACAAATTTAACATTTCAACCAGTTTCAAATACAACTACAAATGCCAATAGCATCCAACACGGTGATGCGGTAAGCCCCTATTATAAATACATTGCAAACGCATCTGCATGGTCAACAGCTGCAACGTCTGCACCGTCAATTTTAACTTTAGTTGACCTTGTTGGTTTTTATCGAGTGACATCTGTAACAACCACAACTGCACAAGCCACAACAAATACTCTCTCGCAATTCTCAACCTTTACAGCTGATGCAGGTACAGATATTTGTACGCACACTAATATTAATTTGTTTCCTTACACTCGTGTTCAGTTAACAACAAGTGGAACATTACCAGCGGGTTTATCTTTAGCGACAAACTATTACGTAATAAAAGTAACAGATACGACTTGCAAATTTGCAACGTCTTATGCGAATGCAGTTGCCGGAACAGCAATAAATATTACAGATACAGGTACAGGTACACACAATATCACTACACTTTTACCTCGCTACACAAGTGGAGCAGGGCTACAAGCAATTTTCTGGAATACAAATGCAACGGCACTAGGCGCTGCGACTCCAAATTTATCTTTAGGTTACACAAACCAGGAGCAAACAGCATCACGTGCAACACCAACAACTTTACCAGTCGGTAAGACAACACCAGCCAATGGTTTGATTTTATACTCTGGAACTGGTTCTGGTAAATACAATCCATATATGCCAAGACAAGGTGCCGATAGCGGTTACGCTTCGATTGAAACAATTCAAAATTCTACATCTTATGTGTCAGGCGAATATTCCGTTGGACTTGTAAAACCTTTATTTAATTTACCAATCACAACATTAGGTATCGCATCAGAGCGTGAATTTTTCTCACAGGTCCCTGGTGGATTACCAAGAATTTATGATGGTGCTGCACTTTATTGGATTGTTAACTCAGGAGCTGCAACACCTGTGAACTCATCTTTCTTAGGTCATTTTGATACAGTTTGGGGATAATAGATGGCTTTAATTGGTAATGGTTCGCTTTTAAATAAATCGTTTCAAAGAACTCACGGCGGTACAACTACTGCTATTTCTACGCACATGAACAACAAAGCGTCGTTGATGTCTACGAATATTTTAAGAGCACGAGCACAATTACAATTTAAAAAAGCATCTATTCCTGGAACTGGTTATGGTCCAGGTTCAGCGATCATGATGCCGAGATCATCTGGCGAGCTTGGTGCTGTTCGTATCGATGGAGTCGCAACAATAATAGCTACGGCGTTATCTGCAAAGATTGCCGTTCTTGATTCAATTTCTGGAACATCAAGCGTAACAGGATCTGCGAATGCAATCGGTTTAGTAACAGCGTCTGGATCATCTACTGGTGCAGCAAGTGTTGTTGCTATCACATTAGTAACTGCGTCGATGAGCGCATCTGTTTCTGCGGCTGCATCAGTTGCTGCAAACCTTGGTGCTATTATTCCAATTGAGGCATCGAGTGCTGGCGCTGCGTCGTCATCGGTAAATTTAAAAGGCACGGGACGATTGGGTGGAACAATATCAATCGGTGCATCTGGTTATTTATCGAACGACGATGTTACTCGACTGGCTGCAGCTGTTGCTGAAACAGAAATTGAAACATCATATAATTTGAAAGAAGCTTTAAGGCTAGTTTTATCGGCAACTGCAGGAAAAATTTCTGGCGCTGAAACAACAACTATTACAATTAGAAACGTTCCTGACGATAAAAATCGTATCGTTGCGACCGTTGATTCAAACGGTAATAGAACAAGTTTAACTTACGATGTGAGTGATTAATGTTTCCAAAAGGGTATTTTACAGTAAAATATTTTGCTCCTCTGTACTGGCCACCTGCTGGTGAATTTACGCCACCAGAGCCAGTGAGCAGTATTTTTAATTATCCAATGTACAGAAGGGCTAGACGATGAAACCGTTAGTGAAAAACGCTGCAGACGAAAGTCAGGTTAATAACGCTAAAATTAAAAAACAATTGCTTGACGACCAGAATCATAATGATTTGAAATTTATTTTAGATTCAGCGCAAGGACGACGATATATTTGGCGAGTCCTTGAACGATGTGGTGTTTTCAAAAGTAGTTTTGTTACATCTAGCGAAATTTATTTTAATGAAGGAAAGCGTGACATCGGACTAAAAATATTAGCTGAGATTATGGAATGTGATCCTCAGGCTTATTTAAAAATGGCAACAAACAAGGACGAAAAAAATGACAGAACAAACAACGTCGGCGACGGCTCAAGAAACAACTAACGCCTCGACACAGACGACAGAAGTTAATGCCAGTGCAACCCAGGCGGCGGCACCGGCAGCAGGAACTCAAACGCAACAACAGACGCAAACTCAAGCTGGTACAGAGGCCGTAAAATACGACCTTGCAGTTCCAGAAGAGTCGCACTTAACAGAAACTGAGGTTGAGAGCCTTAAAGCCTACGCGAAGGATAAAGGGTTATCAAAAGACCAAGCACAGGAACTGTTGAATCAGCGTCATGAAGCAAAAGAGGATCTGATTTCAGGCTACAAGAAAGAGCAAGACACCTTGCGAACTCAGTGGCTTGAGGCTGCTAAGAATGATCAAGAGTTTGGCGGTCAGCATTTTGCGCAAAATGTTGAATTTGCAAAACGATCTCTTGAGAAATTCGCGACACCTGGAATTGTTGATTATTTAAATCAAACAGGACTTGGGAATAATCCCGAAGTTATTCGTTTGTTTTACAGAATTGGCAAGGCCATGTCGAACGACTCGATTGTGAATCCTGGTGCAGCAGGTGGACCAGCGAAGAGACCAATCGAAGAAGTTTTCTACGGAAAACCAACAAACTAAAAACAGGAGAATTTAAAAAATGGCTACACTAAGTTCAAACGCTTTAACATTAGTTGACTGGGCAAAGCGCCTAGATCCAGATGGTAAAGTTCCACAAATCGCAGAATTATTATCGAACACAAACGAAATCCTTTTAGACATGGTATTCATGGAGGGGAACTTGCCGACTGGTCACAGAACGACAATCCGAACTGGTTTGCCAACAGCTGCCTGGCGTTTGTTGAATCAAGGTGTTCAGCCAACTAAGTCAACAACTGCTCAAGTCGATGAGGCTTGTGGTATGTTAGAGGCGTGGTCAGAGGTTGATAAAGACCTTGCATTATTAAACGGTAACGTTGCTGCTTTTCGTATGTCTGAGGCTCAGGCATTTATCGAAGCGATGAACCAAGAGGCTGCACAGACGATTTTCTACGGAAACTCATCTTTAGCACCTGAGGAATTTACTGGTTTATCAATCCGTTATTCTAGCTCGACTGCAGCGTCTGGTCAGAACGTGATCAAAGCTGGTGGTTCAGGTTCAGATAATACATCAATTTGGTTAATTTGCTGGGGACAAAACACTGTCGCTGGTATTTTTCCGAAGGGATCTAAAGCAGGACTATCGCATTTCGATCATGGCGAGGTAACTGTTGAAACATCTGCAGGTATCGCTGGAACTCGTCTACGCGCATATCAAGATCAATGGCAATGGAAATTAGGTTTAGCAGTAAAAGACTGGCGCTATGCTGTTCGTATCTGTAACATCGATATTTCTAACTTGATTGCGAAATCATCTGCTGCAGATCTTATCGAGTGTATGATCAAAGCGATGCACCGTATTCCAGTAAAAGGAATGGGAAAAATGGCTTTCTACATGAACCGAACTGTTATTCAGATGTTGGACATCCAACGCCGTGACGACGTTCAGTCGGGTGGATCTTTAGTTTACAGCGATGTAGACGGTAAATTGATCCCATCATTCCGTGGTGTTCCAATTCGTGTTTGCGACGCTTTATTGGAAACAGAAGCAACAGTATCTTAATTTTAACTAATAGGAGAGTTTTAAAATGTTTTTAGATTCACAATTATTATTAAGCGATGCGCAGGCTTTAACAGCTACTGCAGTATCAACAAACACAATCGACACCGCTCTTGCGACAAATGAGATCGGTACTGGCGAGCCAATGGCGCTAGTTTTTGTTGTCGATACTGCAGCCGACACTGTATCTGGTGATGAGACTTATCAGTTTCAATTAATCCAATCAGCAAATGCCAACTTGTCATCTCAGGATGTTTTGTTGCAAACTGACACTGCGTTTATCACTCGTTCATATTTAGTGGCGGGTGCAAAAGTGGTTATTCCAATTCCAGCAGGAATGAAAACAAAGCGTTATCTTGGCGCTCGTTACGTTCTTGGTGGAACAACACCTAGTGTGACGGTAACTGCATTTATTCAACCGTTGAACATGGTGCAAATGGATAACAACTATCCAGATGGCATTACAATTTCTTAGTTTTTTTAGGAGGATAAAATGGCTAAACCGCAAAAAGCACCAAGCAAAGCAAAAGTTAAAGTTACTGCAATCGCGACTGGTTATTATCAGGACGCTCGACGATACGAAGGGCAAACGTTTTTCATGGAGGAATCTCTTTTGAAATTCAACAGTGAGGGCGAACTCATTGCACCTAAGTGGGTTGTGTTGGCTGAAAAGTACAAGTCAAAAGAGCAGAAAGAGGCTGAGGCGAAAGCCAAATCTGATCCTGCTTTAAACTCAGAAGTTGAATCGTCAGGCGACGAGGTTATCTAAATCAAGGGCCTCTGAAAAGGGGCCTTTTTTCTTTGGGGGTAAAATGGCAGCATATAATTATAATACCGATTTTGAAGCGGTGGCAGCATCTCAAACAGATCAGATCATGGGTCCGGTTGGCGCAGTAGGAAATCTTTTATCAACCGTGATTGTAACCGTGGCAACAGCTGCAACTGGTACTTGTTCTATTAAAGATGGAAACGGTTCATCAATTCCACTGACGGCGGCGAACACTCCAATCGGAGTTTATGTTATTAACATAAACGCTTTGTGCGTGAACGCAACGACGCCTGGATGGAAAATTACAACAGGTGCTGGCGCGACGGCTTTAGCGATCGGTCGGTTCACTTAATATGTCTAGCAAAATGCAAATTTGGAACATGGCAATTTCGCATCTTGGAATTTCCAAGGAAATTGCCAGCGAGACAGAGCAAACTGCTGAGGCAAAAGCGTGTCGTCGATTTTATGAAACAACATTAAAAAATGTTTTAAAAGATCACAGCTGGCCTTTTGCTAGTAAGATTGCGACGTTAAATTTAATTTCAACAAGTCCAAACACTGAGTGGGCCTACTCTTATCGTTATCCCACTGACTGTTTGTTTTTCCGTAGAATTTTATCTGGAAATCGCAACGACACTCCGGCAACAAAAGTTCCTTATGCTATTTCGCAAGACGCATCTGCAACGGTTATTTTTACTGATGCAACAAATGCCGTCGCTGAATACACAAGAAACGTTTCGGACGAATCTTTTTTCTCTTCTGATTTTGAGACTGCAGTTTCATACAGATTGGCGTATTACATAGCGCCGCGATTAACTGCTGGCGATCCATTCAATCTTGGTCAGAAAGCATTACAAACTTATCAGCTTGAATTAAGCAGAGCTGTGGCAAATTCTTTTAACGAGGATCAGTCAGTCGAATTACAAGACACTGAATCCGTAAACGCGAGGAACTAAATGAAAAGCATGGCATTGAAAAAAAACACAATCCTTGGCGGCGATGATGTCGTTGCAAATGTTGGTTACTCTGCAAAAGGTTTATCTGAACCATCTAAACCAGAATACCCTTACTGTCTGCGATTAAGTCTTGGACCAGATGAATTGAAAATGCTTGGCATCACTGAGCTACCTAAGATCAATTCTGAAATGGCATTAGAGGCTAAGGTTAAAGTTGTTGGTGTCAGCACTAGTGAGCACGGCGATCGTTTAGAACTTCAAATCACTGAGATGGCTCTTGATAATGATGATGACGAAGAAAACTCGTTAGAAAACATCATGTACGGTGGAAATAAAGAGGATTAATCATGGCCTCTATTACGCAAAAAGCTTTTTCTGGTGGCGAGATTGCACCAGCGTTATACGCCAGAACGGATCTGGCGAAATATTTCACAGCATTAAAAACTTGTCGTAATTTTTACGTTATGAGACATGGCGGCGTTACAAACCGACCAGGTACTAAATTTATCGGAGAAGTAAAAGACTCGACAAAATCTGTGAGATTAATTCCTTTTGTTTTTAATAATTCACAAACTTACATGCTTGAGTTTGGTGATCAATATATGCGTGTAATTAAAAACGACGCGCAGGTTACTCTGGCATCACAAAGCATTACTGGAATTACTAACGCAAATCCTTGCGTGGTAACTTACTCTGGATCTGATACCTATGCCAATGGCGACGAGGTGTACATTACTGGCATCACTGGTGCCATTGGTCAATATTTAAATAATAGAAATTTTAAAGTAGCAGGCGTCAACACCGGCGCAAATACTTTTCAATTAAATTACATGGATGGAACAGCAGTTAATTCAACATCATTCGGATCGTATACATCTGGCGGTACTGTTGCAGAGATTTACGAAATTGCGACTCCGTACTTAGAGGCTGACTTGCCAGCTTTAAAATACGTTCAGTCTGCAGACGTTATTACAATTGTTCATCCGAGCTATGCGCCTAGAAATCTTTCGCGCACAGGTGATACGTCTTGGACTCTTTCTACAATTACATTTGATTCTGAAATTGATTATCCAACTGGATTATCTGCGTCTGTTGTTGGAACTACAGGAACGACGACCTATAATTACACTGTAACATCTTTTGATCCTTTGACTGGACGAGAGACGCCTTTGCAGGTGGCGCCGCCAACTGGAACATATTTGGCAACCGTTACAACTGGAAACGCAACGCTTTCATCGACAAACTACAATACTGTAACTTGGTCAATAACAAGTTTATATGGTTATTCTGTTACTGATTTAGAGTTTAACGTTTATCGAGAAGTTAACGGCGTTTTTGGTTACATAGGCACATCTAGCGGCGTTGCAACATTCTACGACAAGGGTGCGGTTACTCCTGATTTAACCGATACGCCATCAAGAAAAAATGAGGACTTTAATGCGACTGGCGACTATCCAAGCTGCATTACTTACTATCAACAAAGATTAATCCTTGCTAACACAAACAATGACATTGAAAAAGTTTTTGCAAGCAAGACCGGTGGCTTTTACGACTTTTCAACATCGTCGCCGATTCAAGATGATGATGCGATTATTTTCAGGTTGTCCGGAAAAAAAGTAAACGAGGTTCACCACCTTGTGGACCTTGGTACTCTTTTAATGTTTACGGAGTCTGGCGAGTTTTACGCATCAGGTGACGCCGGTGGAACTTTAAAACCTGGCGACATTAATACTCGACAATCATCTTATAATGGATCGTCGCCGTTGTTGCCTCCGATTGTTGTTGGTAATAGCGCGCTTTATGTTCAGGCTCGCGGCAACAATATTCGTGATATTAATTTCCAATATCAGTCTGACAATTATAACGGAAACGAGTTATCAATTTTTGCTTCGCATTTGGTGGATAAAAACACATTAACAGATTGGTGTTATCAACAAATACCACATTCTGTTGTATGGATTTGCCGAGATGACGGTAAGGTTCTTGGATTAACTTACGTTAAAGAACAAGAGATGTTAGCTTGGCACAAGCACGACTTTGAAAATGGTTTTGTCGAAAACTGCGCGAGTATTCCGGTGGGATCTGAGGACGCGGTTTACTTTGTAGTTAATCGTGAAATTGATGGACGCGAAGTTCGTTACATAGAAAAGCTTTCATCTAGAACTCTTAACGATATTCGTGACATTGCCATCATGGACTCGCATTTAATTTATGACGGCAGAAACACCAACCTTGCTCACACTATGACTCTTTCAGGATCTGGATGGCTGTATACAGACACGATAACGCTAACATCTAGCGCATCGTTTTTTACAGCTTCTGATGTTGGGAACCAAATTCAACTGTACGACACTGATGGATCTGTGATTCGCTTTACAATCGACGCTTATACTTCTGCGACAATTGTTACTGGTCGTCCGCACAGAACAGTGCCTGTTTCAATGAGAGCTGTTGCAATTGTTGACTGGGTTAGGGCTGTTGATGAAATCACTGGGCTGTGGCACTTAGAAGGTGAAAGCGTTGCGGTTTATGGTGACGGCGTTGTTGTGGCAAATCCAAACAATACGGCTTATGTTACGGTTACTGTTACAAATGGAAAAATTACTTTGGATGATCCTTACGGAGTGATTATTGTTGGAACTCCAATAACATCAGACATTGAAACATTAAATGTTGATTTGCCGAACTCTGGAACGATTATTGATAAAAACAAATTAATAAATAAAGTTACTCTTTTTACAGAAGAGTCTCGCGGCATCTGGTCTGGCACGGAGCCACCATCAGAATCAAATTCTGTTGATGGGTTGACTGAGTTAAAAATTAGAGAATCAGAAAATTACGATGATCCTGTCGAGGCAAAAACAGAGGCCGTTGACATAATTACAGAGGCGAACTGGAACAACAATGGACGTGTTTTTGTTCGTCAAATTGATCCTGTTCCTTTAACAATTTTATCAATCACGCCAAGTGGTTTTATTCCTGGAGGTGGCTAGTGGGTGCAGCAGGTGGCGGCGCAATGGCCGGTTTAGGTTTGTATCAAGCTTACGGACAAGCAATGACTTTAAACGCTATGGGTGAATATCAAAACTCAATGGCAAAGATTAACGCTAAAAACGCTGAGTACAAAGCTCAAGACGCGATAGAGCGTGGCGATAATCAAGTTACAGAGTACAGAAAAAAAATAAATAAATTGATTGGATCTCAAAGAGTGGCGGCGGCTGGCTCAGGCGTTGAGGTTGGTTTTGGATCGAATCAAAAAATTGTTGATGAAACCCGTGAGATTGCAGCAAGAGATGTTCAAACAATTAGAAACAATTCATTTCTTGAGGCTATGGGTTATCGGGCTGAGGCGTCTGAGGCCACTCGTCGCGGTAGAATGAATCAGGCGGCTGCAAGAAATGAAGCAACAAACACACTTTTAACTGGTGGATTGAAGGCGGCTGAAACTTTATATTCAAATTACGGCAGCTCTTTAACAAGTAATTCCACAAGAAAATCATCGTCTGGATGGGAGACCGCTTAATATGCCAAGAGTACCACAGCTAGAATCACCACTGGTTCAGCAAAATCCACTGCCAAATATTAGAGTTGATGAATCGGTTAATCGAGAAGCGTTTAACGTTGGTCAATCAAAACAACGTCTTGATAATACAATTTATGATATTGCTGAAAAAGCAAAAAATTCAGCAGATCAGGTATCGGTACTTGAGGCCGAAAACGAATTGACAAAATTCGAAACTGACTTTCAATACAATCCAGAAACTGGAATGTATAAAAAAGAGGGTAAGGACGCGTTTGGATTAATTGAATTATCAAAAGAACAGTACAGTAAAAAGCGCGGCGAGATCTCAGATAAGCTTTTAAAAAATGACGTGCAGAGATCGATGTTCAACGAAAAAGCATCTGTTCGCCAGCTGCAGTTTGAAAAGAACGTCATGGGACACGTTGGCGTTCAGATTAAAAAATACGACGACGAAACAACGAAAGCTGGACTTGAGCTTGAGCAAAGCAATGCGGTTAACGGCTATCAAGATCCAGATCAGGTCGCGATCTCTTTGGCTAATCAAAAAAGAATCAGCTTGGAATATTCTGATCGCCATGGCGAACCTGTTGAAATGGCTACGTTGCGCGCTAAAACAGCAGAGTCTAAAACTCACGCAAAGATCATTGAGCGTATTGTTACAAATGGCGATGATATTTATGCTGAGGATTATTTTAAAAAGAATGAAGCTAATATGTTGGACGATGAAAAAACTCAGTCGCTCAAATTACTTGAGGTCAGTTCAACTAAAGGTAAGTCTCAGCGATTTACCGATGATGTCATGAGCCGAGGATTAAGCCAGAGCGCCGCTTTAAAAGAGGCCGCTACGATTGAAAACCCTAAGCTCCGCGAGGCAACAGAGGCGCGTATTGATCGAATGTATGGGTTAAAGCGCGAGGCCGAGAAAGAACATCAGGAAAACATTTACGCAGCAGCTGTTGATCAAATCAATCAAACTGGAACAATGGATGGTATTAGTCCTAAATTAATAGCAAACATGAAACCAGAAACGATCAATGCTGTTAAGTCTTATGCGGACAAAAATCCAGTTAGAGATAACGGTGAAAATTATTACAAGCTTAGAACGCTGGCAGAAAATCCAAAAACGCGTCAGGCGTTTGCAAACCATGACTTTCTAAAAGAAAAACCAAACTTATCGAAAGAACATTTTGAGGAGCTGATCAAGCTTAGAGATGATATTAAATCCGGCAAAAAAGATATTGATAAAAAGCTGGATGGATTCTTGTCGGACACTCAAACTGTTGAGGATATGTTTCGTCAAGCCACCGGTCAGAATGCTGATGAGAAAAATGAATCGTATTTAAAATATAGAACTGCAGTCGATCAAGAGGCTGAAAGAATTAAGCGCGAACAGGATCGTCCGTTTTTATCAAACGAGGAACTGCGCAATATTTCTAAAAATTATTTAACTGAACTTGTGGTCAAAGAACGAACGCTATGGTCCGATAAAGTCATGCGCAAATATGACATTGGTTTTGACGACATCCCTGAGGAAAATGTTCAACAGATTAAGTCTGCACTTAAAAATGCTGGCGTACCTGTGAACGAGGCGAACGTTCTAACTTATTTCATTAAACACAAAGAAAAGAACGCGAAAAAGAAAGCTGAACAGTAATGGAAATAGATCAAGAGATTATTCAGGAAATGACCGCCGGGACAGATCAGGCGGTTCAACAATCCACGTTTGTTGCTGCTGAAAAAAATCCAGACCAACACGCCAAGGTTTTAACCCTGGCTGAAAAGTATGGCGCCAAGTCTGAATTTGTTGAGCAAAATTATGATACAATCGCAAAGCAAAATGAACGCTCTGAAATAGATCAAAAGGTCAGTGCCGCGAGTCCAGTTCTAAAACAATTTATTTCAAATCCTGATTATGCAGCTGTTTCAAAAGATGACCTTGATGTTCTAAAAAACATTGAGGACATTCACGATCAATACAATTTTACAAACCAGGCGATCGCGTCTGTTGGCGTTGGCGCATCATCGATTATGTCTGGCATCACCAAATTGCCCGCATTGAGCGCGAACATCGCAATTAAAAACGTGAACGATTGGCGTGAATT